GAACCGGAACTGCCCGAGTGATTCACATCGCCGGCAACGCGCCCAACTTCCCTGACGATCTGCACACCACCATCCGGGGCATTGGCAGCTTCGAGGTCACACCTCGCATCGGCGTGCACGTCCCGGCTACGGTTGAGGGCAGCGGCAGCTTTCAGGCCACACCTACGATCACCAACATCCGCCATATTGGCAACGTGCTTGATCCCTGGATGCTGAATATTCGCCAGCCAGGAATGACCGTTGACGTCGACTCCGTGCATCCCTGGGGACCGGCCATCCCGAAAGTGCCACACGAGCTCGGGGCGAAGGGCACCTGGAGCAAGACGCCGGACGCGGACCGAAGCCAGCCTGAGAACAAAACGTGGACCGGCGACAATCTCTACCAGTCCATCGAGCGGGTCTGGTTTGAGCACACGCACCTCCTGCCCAGGCTGACGCAAGAAGTGGGCAACGTCATCACCGAGCGGACGATCCCCTGCGATCTGTACAACGCCGACCGGAACAACGCGGTCGTGTGCACGTCGATTGACAATGACCTCGGCGATGGCTTCGAAGTGCTGGGTGTGCCGGCCACGCCGTTCACGATGGACCCGCAGGACGGCTTCGCTTTTCAGATCAAGGTGCTTCAGTCGGGTGCCTTGCGGTTCGACGGCACTTACACCTTCAACTTCAACACCGGCGAAAGCCAGACCATCCGGATCACCGGTTCCCGTATCATTCTCCTGCCTTACCGGCCGGAGGCTCCGCTGAAGGAGCACCTGGTCTTCGACACCAAGATTCTCGAGGCAATCGATAGCACCGAGCAGCGGCGGGCCAATCGCGAGTTCCCGCGTGGTGTGTTCGAGATGAATCTGAAGGGCAACGGGCGACGCGTCGAGTGCATCCTGTTTGATCGGCTCTCCAAGGTGCTGGCAATACCGGCCTGGCACGAGCCGTCCTTCCTGTCCCAGGCAGTCACGGTGGGCGATACCGTCATCAACGTCAACACAACGAACTATGCCAACTTCTACGTCGGCGGCAACGTGATCATTCTGAAAGATGAGTTCACCTACGACGTGGCCAAGATCGAAGCCATGACGCCCACGACGCTCACGCTGGACACGGCTACCGCCAACAGCTTTGACGTCGACACCCAGGTGATGCCTCTCATGGCGGCCTACGTCGAGGCGACAGCGCCGGTGGTCAAGGCCCTGGTCAACGAGTCAACGATCAAGCTGAAGGCATACGTCAATGCCTGCGACAACGACATCGCGGATGCTTCCGGCTGGAGCACGTACAACGGCAAGGTCTTTCTGGACGATCCGAACCTGGTCGACGGCAAGGAGCTCGCGGAGACCCTGCGGACCAAGGTGTTCGTCCTGGACAATCTAACCGGCGATCGATCGCAGTTCAGCCAGTGGGCTCACGCGATCCGGAACGGGGCCAAGGGCTGGAAGACGCGAGACCGGGCGTCCCTGTGGAAGCTGCGGAAGCTGCTGCACTTCCTCAAGGGCAGGCAGGTGAGCTTCTACATCCCGACGTTCACCAACGACCTCTGGCCGACTCAGACCCTGGTCAACGCCAGTTCGTCCTTCACCATGGCCATGATCGGCTATACCGTCAACGTCCACGAGCGGTGGCCGAAGCAGGTGTTCCGCATGCATCTGAAGAGCGGGGCCATCCTCGTTCGTACCATCGTCAACAGCGTCGAAGCCAGCACCGATACCGAGCAGCTCACCGTGGATACTCCTTGGCCGTACGATATCCAACCGGCAGACATCGAGCGGATAGAATTTCTTCAGAAAGTTCGTCTCGATACCGACGATATCGTGATCACGCACTACAACGCGCTGGGACAGGCGACGTGCGTGGTGCCGACCAAGGAGGTCACTGAGTAATGTCCTTTGACGCACAGGAAAAGTCAGTCGAGAGCGGCAGTCCGGTAGAGTTCTACACGATCGCTATCGGCACCGAGCTTTTCCGCATGCACAACTCCGTCGAGGCGACCATCACCCTCGGGTCCGATGTCTTCTACAAGACACCGGCGCTGCGGCGGGGCCACATAGCCACTGGTCAAGAGTACCTCACCGTGGAGCTTCCGGGAGACCATCTGTTCTCCAAGCGATTTGCAATGATCGCCCCTGGGCAGGCTGCCACACTCACGATTCAGAGCTACCACCGGGGCGACACCTCGGACCTCCGCGTCATGTACAAGGGCGTGGTGCGATCGGTGGCCTTCATCCAGCAGGGTGCTCTTTCAGCGCTCTCAGTCATCCCGATTTCCGAAGCCTTCGACAAGACCATTCCCGATAGAACGTTCCAAGCGCCCTGCAACAACATTCTCTTCGACGATGACTGTAAGATTTCGCCGGGGCTATGGTCATACGAGGACGAGGTCACTGCCGTCAACGCCAATACGATCTCTGTCCACGGCCTGGGGGCCTCGAAGGGCGACGGCTGGGCAAACGGTGGGTTCGTGTCCTACGGAGTGCTGGACTACCGGCTGGTCCTCACGCAGACCGGCGACGTCCTGACGCTGGTTCTCCCCTTCTACGAGCCGATTCTGGGCAACGACGTGACGGTCTATGCAGGCTGCGACCACTGCCTGACCGGGGACTGCCAGAACAAGTTCGACAACACAGTCAACTTTGGCGGGTTCCCCTACGTGCCCACCAAGAACATCTTTGCTACGGGGCTTTGACATGGGATTCTGGTTCTTCTTCATCTTCTGGATGGCCACCTTCGCGCTGAGCCAACTGCTCACGCCGAAACCTGAGATCGAGCACGCCAAAGCAGCCTCGCTCAACGACTTCAACTTCCCCACAGCCACCGAAGGTCGAATCGTGCCCCTGGGCTGGGGTCGCGATAAGATTTCCGGGCCCAACGTCACGTGGTACGGCAATCTGCGGGTGGTCCCGATCACCAAGAAGGTCAAGACCGGGATGTTCAGCTCGAAGCGAGTGACCGTTGGCTACAAATACTTTGTCGGCTTCGATGTTGGCATCTGCATCGGGCCTGCCACGCTTCACAGAATCTGGATCGGTGATGAGCTTGCCTGGGAGGGTACGCAGAGCAGCGATGGCCCAATCACGATCAAGACCAAGGACTTCGATGGAGTGTTCTACTTTTACACTGGCTCGACCACGCAGGGTGTAGATTCGTATCTGGCCCAGTTCCAGAATCCCTGCCCAGCGTACCGTCGCGTGTGCCATGGCGTCTGGCGCGGTGGCCTTGTGGGCGAGACAACGAACGTAAAGCCGTGGGCCTTCGAAGTCAGCCGCTGCCCGACCGGCCTGGGCTCGGCCACGCCAGTGGTCAACGGGGCTGACGCGAACCTGATGGAAGTGGCCTACGAGATTCTGACCGACGCCAAGTGGGGCTACGGTTATCCGGCTGCCGACATCAACGTCAACGAGTTCCGGACGGTGGCTGCAACGCTGGCGACCGAGGGCAACGGCTTCAGCTACTATCTCAAGAACCAGCGGAAAGCCACCGAAATCCTCACCGAGCTCGAGAAGCAGATGGACGGCAAGTTCCGGATCGACGCGGCTACCGGTCAGTGGCGTGTGTCCCTGGCGCGTGACGGCTATGATCCGGGGCTGCTACGAGTGGCCAACTCGGCCAATATCCTCGAGGTGGTGGACTTCTCCCGGGGGGCCTGGGAAGGTACGATCAACCACGTTCGCATTCAGTACTCGAAACGGGCAAACCAGTACGGGGTCAGCTATGCTCCGGCCCAAGACGGAGCCAACCTGCGGATTCAGGGTCGGGTTGTACCGGCCACCTATACGTTCGTCGGCGTGAAGGAAGACGCGCTCGCGAACAAGCTCGCCTGGCGTGAGCTCAGGAGCAACTCCTATCCCTTCAGCAAGGGGCGGTTCAAGGTCAACCGATCGTTCTGGGACTGCTACGTCGGCGAGGTTCTCCTGCTGAACTACACGATTGGCAGCCTGGCCATCACGAATCTACCGATGCGCATCACCAAGATCGATACCGGCAACGCGGAGGAACCAGAGATCATAATCGACTGCGTGCAGGATGTCTTCAGTTGGCGAGCTGCGAGCTTTGCTGATCCGTCGCAAACGCAGTGGGTGGCTCCGCTGAAAAACCTGATCCCCTTCGCCGCTGCGGATCAACTGGCGTTTGAAGCTCCCTACGGCATTTCTCGACGGGCCGAGTATCCGTCGGAAGGTCGCATCTTTTGCACCGGCGCTTCGCAGAACCGGGGCGAGGCCGGTTTTCACATCAGACAGCAGACCGTCGGTGGTGGCTTCTTCGATGCTGGCGATTGCGACGGTCTCGCATTCAAGGGCGAGCTGGCGGCCGAACTGCTGGCCAGTACCACCGCGTCAATCGACGTGGTCACAGGCCTGGGCGCTTCAGAGCTACTGAAGGCCACCGACGGCGACATTGGCCTCGATCTGGCCAACCTGATCTGGGTCGATGGTGAGTTCATGGCCTGCCGTGAAGCCTCGACCATCAGTGGCGGTGTTCAGCTTTCAACGCTGCGGAGAGGGCTCCTGGGTACTGCGCCCAAGACGCATGCGGCCGGCACGACAGTCTGGTTCATTAGCACCGGTGGCCAGCTGGCAGATACTGTGTTTCCAAACACCGGGGCCATCAACATCAAACTGATGCCCTACGACCTAATTGGCAACCAAGTGTCCGAGTCCGACGCGGGCCTTACGCAGATTGACATAACGATGAACCGGCTTGAGCGCCGTCCCTATGCACCCTCGTTTCTGACGGTGAACGGCACCACCTGGGGTGCCACGGCGAGCCTCGACGTGAGCCAAGGGGCCACCGAGGATGACAAGGGTCTTGTCATCGGGCTGAATCGTCGCGACTACCGTATTTACGATGAGGTCAGCCAGCTGACCGTCGATGCGAGCACGATAAACGCAGACTTCCCAGCAAACAACACGACGGAATACTGCCTGGAGGTGTACGATGCTACACCGGCGCTGCTCTACACAACCGGCTGGTCCAACAACGTCTACCACTACGTCTTCCGGACTACTGTGCTCCGGTATCTGGCTGGGGCAGTTCCAGCGTCGCTCACGGTCAAGGTCCGGACGCGGCACACCTACAGCGGGGTCGTCCTCGAGTCCGTCCAGACAGTCGACTGGTCCTTCGCCACAACGTCGGCTGAGCTCACCGGAGATTTCAACCTGGGCGTCCTGGGTAATCTGGAGGTCAGCAATTCCTGGACGGCTCCCACCACCGGCTCCTATGTCATGACCCTGGGCACTGTCAACAGCGGAGGCCCGATCGAGGCCCGGATCAACGGCGGCTCCTGGGCAACGGTCATCACGACGGGAAACCTCAGTGGGTCCCTGGGCGGGGTCACGGCAGGCGACACGATTGAGGTACGAGCAAACGGCTTCACATGTGCACGCTCCGAAACGATCCTGAAGGTGGACGCGCCGTCGTCCACCGAGGACGCCTACGCGGTGTTCCATTCCTGATACAATTCCCTATGTAGCAGTACAAGAGTAGGACTGGTTCCGGAGCGAGGTGTACGATGGCCGAACAGAACGACCGTGTCGCGATCATGACCGAAGAGGAACTGACCGAGCACACGCAGAAGGTCATTCGGTCCACGCTCACTGCCCTGGGCATCGACATCTCCCAACCGATCGAGGTACAGCGGGACTTTCAAGCGCTTCGCGATTGGCGGGTCTCCGTCGAGTCCGTCAAGAGCAAGGCCCTGGTCACCTCCATCGGTATCATCATCGCCGGAATTGCAGCAGCTCTCTGGCTGGGTTTCAAGTCCATGTGCGGCCGGTGACTTTGCCGACTCCGCGGCGCTGGAAGAGTAGAGTCGCAATTGGACCCTTCCTTTCGGACCTTCACACCAGGTAGAGCCCAGGTGACTTCATAACGTCACTTGACTCCGTGCGTTTTCCCACCACTGGGGCAGAGCCCAGGGCTGCCTCATGGCTCCCCTTTATTCTATACTCTCTTCTTTAGAGTAGAGTAAGTAGAGTCATAAAGTCTAAGGGAGCACCGGCCCAAGAACCTGACTCCCGGTGACTTGGACTGACTCCGGTTGTGCCCAGCAGCTGCGGAGAAAAATCTTTCAGCAGGTCAAGAATTTCTCTTTACATCGCCGGGGCGGGCCGGTATACTGACCGGCGATGGTTCAGGAAGGTCCTGAGCCGGTCTTTGAAAACTGCATAGGGCAAGGAGTAGGAGAAATGGCGAAGGAATGTTTCGAGTGCAAGGACGTGCACGAGTGCAGCTACTGTTATCTCGAGGCGGCCGACATCGCGCGGTTCCTCGGCCTGATCGCCGGGGAACGAATCAAAGCGCTGGGGCCTGTCGGTTGACCACTTCCTAAGGGAGTCTCGGGGTTGTTGACCGGGGCTCCCTTTTCCTTGCGCTCCGCTTTATGGAAGAATGGGTCCTCCCAGCTTCCTCCAGGCGGACCGGGCGGTTCCCAGCGGGCCGGTTGGACCGGGGAAGTCCCTGGGGCGGAATTTCATTTTGCTTTTGGCAGCTGTGATGTATACTTTAGGTATGAGAAGAGTACGAGTCATTGAGTTCGAAGTTCAGGTTGATGGCAAGCTGCGGCCGGAGCCAGTCCGGACGACGGTGGGCGACCTGAAGAAGGCAGGCTATCCCCGCGACCCGAAGGCCATCGCTCGAGTACTTGCCCGGATCATCGCTGTGGCCGATATCGAGCGGATCGCCTACCGGATCAAGTGAAAGGGTGAATCATGATCGTAGGACGAGAGCAACTGATCGTGCTTGAGGAGTTCGCCAAGCGGCAAGAGCAGATTTATCCGGACTCCTGCGACTGGGGCTACCGGTGGATCGAGGGGC